CGCCATATCAAACGTTCAGCACGTTCCAGCACTCCTGCTAGATCGCTTAATTTTACGTTTAACATATCTCTTTCCACTTGTAGAGCTATGCCGGATTGTGGTCCTTTTTTGGCTTTTGTTGCCGCTAGGTGAGTTACACCTTCAATAGCACCTGTCTTTTGTTCAATAGCTGATAATATGCTATCAACACTGGCGCCACTTGCCTGTAACAAGTAAGGATTAACCTGTGTATTCTCATCAACTGTTATTATAGCACCTGAACCACCATTTATATCTGCACTTGCTTCTGCAACTATACTTGGGTGACTGCTTAAACGTATTGATTCATACATCTCACTTGTTAGGTTGTAAATTTCTCTCTGTAGATCACAAACATCACCAATATGACTTGTGCCCACACCCTTGTGATAACTTTTATCTGTATGCACATGAATGAATGGAACATAACCTAATGGATTTTCAAATGTTTCTGATTCAATAATATTTCCATAGTTTAGTGTGATATTGTCTGATCTAGCATAAGCATCACCTGCGTAATTGTTGTTGTCCATCATGCTGAAGTCTTTCTTACTTGCTTTGTAAACTTCAACTCTGTCCGGATACCATACTCTTAATACGTCATGATCCTCATGAACTTCATCTACTACTGTGATACTTTGTAAAACATTCTGACCATTTACTTGTTTCTCATATGACCAGTTTCTTACTTGTGTTGGATTATATAGTTTAGCATATGCACGTAGATTCATGTCCTGTGCTTCTGCTTGTGTAGCCACTTGGTATGAACCTTTGTCTGTTCCTACCCAGCAACCACCATAAATTAATACTTGGTCGTTTACTTCTCTCATGAATGCTGTCATGGTATTGTTGTCCATATCAGCATTGTTTACGAAGTCAACTACGAATGGATTGTCTACCAGTGTGCCCAGTGTTCTGGTTGGTGGATTACGAAATACAAAACTACGGTATGCATCAACTGTTAATCGTGCATGGTTCTGTAGTGCTGTGTCTAGTAATCTTTGTTGGTATGCGTTTCCAGGTGATTGCTCTTCCGCAATATACTTACGCAAGTATGCACCATCTCTGTATTCTTCTGCACCCATGTAACTACGCATATAGTAGTCCCATCTATACAGATACTCTGCATAACCTGGATGCACAACGCTTAATTCTTGTGGTTCTAACATTGTTTGCCTCTCTAGAGTTGTGTTTTTACTGTCACACCGGACATATGCTCATGCCTATAGGAGAGCAGTCCTATATGTGTTATTTATGCTCGATGCATCTTGTATTATAGTGATGTTAAATGTGTGGGTAGAATGAGCCATATAAACGAAAAATAGGATACTAGTAGAAAATACGTCTACCCACACAGTTATTTATCACTGTTTTACGCTATTTTTTTACCACTTTTTTTCAACTTTTTTTCACTTTTTTGCTAAACTATTGAAAAATAAGGGTTTTTTTGTGGTGTTTTTTGGTTGGTATTGGTTGACAAGTAAGGCGTCTTACTGTATACTGTAAGTATAAAGTTAATTAAAAGGAGTTAAAAATGAAAGTAGAAATAAAAAGCATATTTGATTCACAAGCAAATGCTGATACATTAAGAAAAATGAGTAAACTGTTTGCTGAAGGATATGTTGATCCAGATAACAATTATAGTTGTAAAATTCAAAATTTAAATAGCAAACAACACCGTGAACTTTGTTCAGAAGACATTAAAAATGGTAATGCCTTTTGGATTATGGTTGATGATAAAAAAGCTGGTTATGTTCTTGCACCTGAAGGACACGTAAATACAACAAATCCAAACGATAAATTGAGGTATCTTGACACTAGGTTTTTACTACCTGAATACCAGGGTAAAGGTATTGGTTCAATAGTGTTAGACCAATTGATCAAGTATCACAATGTTACATTTACTTGTTTACATTATGATCAGGTTATGGAGTATCAGAACTATTATGCATCAAAAGGTTTTGAAATAGCTACTGTGAGGGCTGTATTTGATCCAAACTTTATGCCTGAATTACTTATGAAACAAAAAAATCCACATATGTTTTTGATACATAAAAGTGATCCAGAAATAGAACAAGTAAGACAAAAATATAGTCATATTAATATAACAACAGGTGAATGGATAAATCCTACACCAAACTTGGAGGCGGCATAAGATGAGCAAAACAGGACAATGGGTTTTAGAAATGCAGGAAGATGCTTGGGAATTGACTAGAGATGAGTTTATTGCCAAACACGGTGAACATAACGTTGATGTATGGGACCAGATTAAAGCTGAAATAAACGAATCAGTATACGGCACTGGTTGGGAAGAGTTTGAGGAGGCATAAGATGGGCGTAGATTTATACTGTAATAAAACTGTAACTGATCAAGCTGAACACGAAGAGTTGGTTAGTAAATTACCAATAGCATATCCAGACAAAGATACTGAACATAGATTCAGGAGCAGTTGGGATAGCGACAAGGGTAGTTTCTTTTATGATACAAAATTAAGAAGACTAACTTGGTGTGGATACAGAGTTAGACTTGCAAAAGGTGAATTGATAGAGCCAGGTAAGAAAACGCATAGGAGTTATAGCAGAGCAAAATTAGCCTATAACCTATCTCAATATCCTGGTAATCAAGACCATGTTCTCAAATACTTTGACGAAAGAAGTTGGTGGGAGTTTGGATAAATGGAGGAATAATATGAAATACTATGCACATCAGGTCAATATACAATTAGACATATTAAATTTATGTCCGCCAGGACCTGTATTTGAATTTGGCGTATACATGGGACAGAGTTTGAGACTGTTTAATCATTCTGATCCCACAAGAAAACTAGTGGGCTTTGATAGCTTTGATGGACTTCCAGAAGACTGGCGAACAGGTTTTTCAAAAGGCACCTTTGCCACTACGGAAAGAATAGACCTGCCGGGTATTGAACTGGTTGAAGGTTTATTTGAAAATACCGTAAAAGATTATTTCAAAAACTATACTGGTGAAGTTGGTTTGTTTCACGTTGATTGTGATCTATACAGTAGTTCAAAAACTGTGTTAGATGGTATTCAACACCTATTGAAACCGGGTGTTGTTATATTGTTTGATGAATTTAGAAACTATCCTGACAGTGAAAAACATCAATACAGAGCTTGGCAAGAAGCAGTGAAACAATATTCAATATCAGCTGAAGAGATAGCACGTAGTGGACATCAACAGAGTGCTTGGCGAATTCGTTAACCGTGACGCCACTGTCTAATACGTGGTGGCTCATATTCCTGACGCAGTGGATATAGATATTCCACCATATAACCCAGACTGTCATTAACACCATCATAACCCTTTACTGCATCCTTTTCAGGTATCTGAGTATTGGCCTTGTATTGATGTTTGAGAAGTGCTTCTATTGTATTTTTACAACGAGGATCAATATATAGATTACGTTCTCCCGCCGCATTGCACAACAGTCTGTTTACTGTATTGATTCTGTCTTTTACAGGAGGGTGAGCTCGGTGTGTTCTTACACTATGTCCCCATTGTTGTAGTATTGTGTGGTCTGTTTTATTTGCACCACTTGTTTTACGAGCTGAACCTGCAGGATCAGGATATACTACTGTATGATGCTCTGGATAACGTTCCTTTAGAGCCTGTGCCATCTCATCTGTATTGGTATTGGTTAGTTCCAGTTCATCAAACACGAATAAGCCTGAGTCTGTTTTGACTGCTAGTGGAGCCACCATTTTTGATACGTTGAGATCCAGTCCAGCATGAATGGTTTTGGGAACATCACCCTTGTATTCTGCCACGTTGTGTTCAGGATCAAATGCATAATAGATTAGATTACCTGTTGTTTCAAAACTGGCCTCATATTCCTGTAGATAAGTTTTTTTCGATAAGTCTCGTTTGGCTGATTCAATCTCTTCTGGTGATATCTGTCCACCTTCTAGACTGGTCCAGGTAAAACTTGCCCAGTCTGGTGATACAGTGGCCTGATTGTATAGATCATAAAACCAATTACCTATTCCTTGTGGTGTTGATATGAATAGTGCATGACCCGCTCTGTCTGATAGTGTGGGTCTAACCACATCTGTCCATACAGTGGGTGTAAAGAATGCGGCCTCATCTAAAACTGCGAAATCACAACTAATACCTCTTATTGAATCAGCTACATCAGCACTACGCAGTTCTATACGTGTATTGTTTATGAGCCTGAAACTTAATTCTGATTCATTCACTTTCTTTAGCCAACGCCGGCTGATGAATTGTGTCTTTAGATCTTCAAATATGATTGATTTTGCCTGTCTGTATGAGGGTGCGATGTCTAGTATTCTTCTGTTGGGAAAACGTGCGAACTTGGCTATCTCCCACATACTTAAAAATGTTTTGCCTCCACGTCTTCCTGATGCACATACTCTGAATCTTGACGTTGAATCAAATACTCTTTGTTGAGGGGGTGTAAGAGCCATTAGCCCTCACTTTTATTCTTGGTTTTGACGATTTTACCTGAACCAACATATAGGCCAAAAAAGCCTGCACCTGCACCCACTATGGTTGCTACGAAGCCTGCCTGTGCTGTGGTCCCACT